AGAAGGTAAAAGCATCCTTACCTGTGCAAAAATGGAACGCTCAGTGGATGCAAAATCCTACTTCAGAAGAAGGTTCTATAATTAAACGAGAATGGTGGAATATTTGGGAACATGATGAAATGCCATCTGTAAGCTACATCATTCAAAGCTACGATACTGCTTTTTCAAAGAAAGAAAACGCTGACTATTCTGCTATTTCTACTTGGGGTGTGTTTCGTCCAAATCCAGACTCACCTGATTGTTTGATTTTATTAGATGCACAAAAGGGGAGATGGGATTTTCCTGAACTCAAACGTATTGCCTTCAACGAGTACAAGTACTGGGAGCCAGATATGACGCTAATTGAAGCCAAAGCCTCTGGTACACCGCTCACGCATGAACTTAGGAGACTAGGCATACCTGTAGTTAATTACTCACCAACTAGAGGGCATGATAAATCCACCCGTATGCACTCTGTTGCACCTATTTTTGAGTCTAATCTTGTATATGCACCTCAACGCAAGTTTGCTGAAGAGATGATTGAGGAATGTGCATCTTTCCCTTTTGGTAAAAATGATGATTTATGTGATACTATGACTCAAGCTCTGATGCGTTTTAGAGAAGGTGGCTTAGTTTCTCTTGAGGATGACTATTCAGACGAGGAAAAAGCACCAGTTAGAAGGGTATATTACTGATGGCAATAGAAAAAGACATAAATCCAACCGTATTAAACGAAGAAAATCAAGTTCCTTTAGGCAATGAGGGTATGGATGTTGTGCTTGATGCCATTTCTGACGCTAATGAAGAAGATTTTGTTATGCAAGAGGATGGTAGTGCAATACTTGAATCAAGCATGCAAGAGCCAATACAAACTGGATTCAATGAAAACTTAGCAGAAATGTTAGATGAGTCTGAACTCATGCGTATTTCAAATCAATTGATAGATGGTATTGAAAAAGACAAATCATCAAGAGAAGATTGGGAGAGAACATACACGGATGGTTTGAAATATCTAGGTATGAAGTTTGATGATGAAAGATCTGAGCCATTTGAAGGTGCATCTGGTGTGATTCACCCATTGTTAGGAGAAGCTGTTACAACTTTCCAAGCTCAAGCATACAAAGAACTCTTGCCATCTGGCGGCCCTGTTAAAACACAAGTCATTGGTGCTTATGATGATGCCGTTGAAGAACAAGCGCAAAGAGTTAAAGAGTTTATGAATTATCAAATTGTTCATGTAATGGAAGAATTTGATGAAGAATTAGATCAAATGCTATTTTACCTGCCATTAGCAGGATCTGCATTTAAAAAAGTTTACTATGATGAAGGATTAGGCAGGGCGGTTTCTAAATTTGTAGCTCCTGAAGATTTGATAGTTCCTTATTTTACTACGGACTTAGAAACTTGCCCTCGCATTACTAATGTAGTGAAAATGCCTGAAAATGAGGTTAAAAAACTACAAGCTTTAGGTTTTTATAGAAAAATTGACATAGAAACAGGCGATGAAGAGTCAGTAACCTCTGACGCAAAAGAAGAAATTAACAAATTATCTGGTTTAGAGCCATCTTATGACACAGGCGAGGTGTCTTTATTGTATGAAGTGCACTGTAACCTTGAAATAGATGGGTTTGAGGATCTGGATGCAGATGGTATGCCAACTGGCGTAAAACTACCATATATTGTAACTCTTGATGCTAATTCAAATGATGTTTTATCCATACGCAGAAATTTTGTAGAAACAGATCCGTTAAAAAACAAAATTGAGTATTTTGTGCATTTTAAGTTTTTACCTGGTCTAGGGTTTTATGGGTTTGGTTTAACACACATGATTGGTGGTTTGTCAAAAGCCTCAACCTCAATACTCAGACAGCTTATTGATGCTGGGACATTAGCTAATCTACCTGCTGGATTTAAAACTCGTGGTATTAGAATTAGAGATGAAGATACACCCATTCAACCAGGTGAGTTTAGAGATGTTGATGCGCCTGGTGGCTCATTACGAGAATCTATACAACCTTTACCATTTAAAGAACCTAGTGGCACTTTACTAAACTTACTTGGTATTTTGGTCGATGGTGGTAAAAAGTTTGCATCTATTGCCGAAATAAACACAGGACAAGGCAATCCCAACGCACCTGTAGGCACAACATTAGCTTTACTTGAGAGATCAACGAAGGTTTTATCAGCTATACACAAAAGATTACATAATTCACAGAAAAAAGAATTTAAACTGCTTGCACAAGTGTTTCAAGAATATTTACCTCAAGAGTATCCCTATGCCATAGCTGGTGGCCAAGCAAATATAAAATTAAGTGACTTTGATGAAAGAGTTGATATTTTCCCTGTATCTAACCCAGATATATTTAGCCAGTCACAAAGAATAGCTATGGCACAGGAGATGATGCAATTAGTACAATCAAATCCAGAAGTGCACGGACCAAGTGGTATTTATGAATCATACAAGCGAATGTATGCGGCCATAGGTGTGGATAATATTGATAAAATTTTACAACCACCGCCCCCAACTGATCCAAAACCAACTGAAGCAGGGTTTGAAAACAATAAACTTTTACTAGGTCAACCAGCGCAAGCTTTTCCACAACAAAACCATGACGCACATATAGCAACGCATATGGCGTTACTAAAGTCTCCACCTGTTCAGATGAACGCACAAGTTCAAGCCTTGATCCATTCACACATAATGCAACATTTACAAATGAAAGCAGATGCTTTAGGCAGACAACAAATGCCACCAGAAATGCAACAACAATTACAACAACTTGAACAACAGGCACAACAAGCTTCACCTGCAGAAGCAGAGCAACTTGCCCTACAAGTTAATGACATGATAGCTCAATTTTCTTCACCGATAATGGCAGAGCTTGTAACAGAATTTACACAACAGGTAGAAGCGCCAAGTGACGAAGATCCATTGGTGGCTATCAGAAAACAAGAGCTTGCATTGCGAGGCCAAGAATTATCTATGGAGCAACAACAATTCTTACAAGAAGAACAACGTAAGGCACAAGAGGCACAATTACGTGCAACAGTAGATCGTGAAAGAATAGAAGCACAAGAGGATATAGCAGATCTACGTGACGATACTGCGAGAGAAAGGCTTGAACAACAAGCCCGTTTTAAAATGTTAGATCTACAAAATAGAAAATAAAACTTGCAAAAATAAAAATAGAGCCACATAATTAGGCACATGATTAAAAGAACAGAGATCAAACAACAGAAAACCCCCACACCTTTGAAGAATAAAAATCCTTATAGTAATAAGGGTAGTGTTTCTTTGAAGTCTGATGCTGGCACTTTTGATGCAAATACCAAACCAAAACCAGGTATGGGAAAAGGCAAAGCTAGAGGTATGGGAGCCGCAGAATTTGGCGGTAAGTTTTCTGGTGTTTATTAATGTCTGAAGCTTGGTTAAGTAAAAAGTTTTTAAAAGAACTAGAACTAAGAAGAGAAGACATTACAGATACAATGCTCGCAGGGTGTAAAGATCATGCACAATACGAGTTTCTGCGTGGGCGTTACAGTTCTCTCGCTGACGCAGAAAATATATTTAGAGAACTGCTCGGAAGGGTAATACAAGATGACATCGAAGATACAGGTTCCTGATCATATAGCTAAAGAAATAGAAGCTGAAAAAGCTGCAGTTAAACAAGAAGAAACAAAAGAAGAAGTTAGTCAAGAAATGCCATACGTGTCACAAGAAGCACGTGTTCTTGACCCTACACTTCTCGACAAATCAATTTTAGAGCGTATGCCGCAACCAACAGGTTGGCGTATTTTAATACTACCTTATAAGGGTAAAGGTGTAACCGAAGGTGGTATTCATTTAGTACAACAAACTTTAGATAGAGAATCTCTAGCTACAGTTGTGGGGTATGTTGTAAAAATGGGTCCTGATTGCTACAAGGATGCAAATAAATTTGCAGAACCTTGGTGTCAGGAAAAACAATGGGTATTGATTGGCAGATATGCTGGTGCTCGTTTCAAACTCGGAGATGAATCTGAATGTAGAATTATCAATGACGATGAAGTTATAGCCACTATCTTAGATCCAGACGATATTCTTGCAGTTTAGGAGAAAAAATGGCAGAAGAAAACACACAAGCAGTTGAAGAAACTGACATAGAAGAGGGAGAGGTTGTTGAGTTAGATCCTGTAGAGGAAGACCAGCCCACAACACCCACTACTGAAACAAACGATGTTGAAGCAGAGGCTGTTGTAGAAGATGTTTCAGAAACAGAAGAAACAAAAAAAGAAGATGAGCACGAGGATTACTCAGTTAAAGTTAAAAAAAGAATTAACACTTTAACTAGAAAGTTAAGAGAAGCAGAAAGAGGCAGAGATTCAGCTTATGAATATGCAAAAAGCACTGCTGCGCAAAATGAACAATTACGGGCTCGTAGTTCTACTTTAGACAGATCTTTTCTAACAGAGGCTGAAAGTAGACTTAAGTCACAGAAAACACAAGCGATGACAGCTTTAAAATCAGCTCATGAAAATCAAGATTATGAAAAAGTAGCAAAAGCACAAGATGTTTTGGCTAAAATAGCTGTTGAAGAAACAAGAGTTCAAGCATCTAAAACTGCTTTAGAGCAAGAAGCACAGGTGCAAAATCTACAACAAAATTATCAACAGCCAATACAACCACAACCCGCCCCACAGCTTGATGAAAAACAACAAAAATGGGTTGAGCAAAATGAATGGTTTGGTGAAGACGAAATTATGACGCTAGCTGCTTTTTCAATAGATCAAAAATTGATACAAGAGGGATATGATCCAAAAACAGACGATTATTACAATGAAGTCGACAGAATGATGCGATCAGAGTTTCCACACAAGTTTGGAGAGTCTTCTGTTAAGACGAAGCCTCAACAAAAGGTGGCTTCAGCAGGCAGAGTAGCAGGTAATACAAGCTCAAAAAGGCAGGTAAAACTGTCTCCTGCAGAAGTACAAATGGCAAAAAAATTAAACGTACCCTTAACAGAGTACGCAAAATATGTTAAAAGGTAATAGTTATGACAGAAGATAACAAAGATTTAAACAGAACTTCACGTTCTGCTGACACTCGAGCAAGTAAAGAAGCTCGCAAAGTATGGAGCCCGCCATCACGGTTGGATGCTCCTGTAGCACCTGAGGGTTATACTCACAGGTGGATAAGGGCCGAGAATCTAGGTGTAGAAGATCGAGGCAATATTTCTGATAGATTGAGCGAGGGATTTGAACTCGTTAGAGCTGAGGAAATACCTGCTGAAGAACGAATGAAATACACCACTATGGATGAAGGGCAACATGCAGGAGTATTAAAACGAGGTGGTTTGCTTTTGGCTAGGATTCCTAATGAAACACGTGATGAGAGAAACTCCTACTACGCAGAGCGTGCACAAACTCAGCAAGATGCTGTAGACAATGATCTTATGAAGGAATCAGATCCAAACTCCCCGATTTTAAAACCGA